CTTATTGAATAATAACGCTTTTAATACTTGTACTCTCAGATATACCCCCAAATGTACCCCCCAGTCAGTGTACAGGGTACAGCTACAAAAGATATTCCTAATTGCTCTTCAGTGACCTACCTGCCCACTGCGGTCACTGAGAGCTGCATTGATGCGCGCCAGCTGTTTTGCGAGAAAGCCAGCAATATCAATGGCTTACGAGATTTCTTGATTTTTTTCAGGATTTTCGGGGCCTGGGCCGGCTGGCGAAGCTAGGACGCGGTTAAGCTCATCAGAAGTCCTTCTCTAGCTTGTCTGAGCTTTCAGCTCCCAAAAGCTTAGACAATCGATCCTTGATATCTTCCTTCGTCATGGTCTCCAGGTTGGCATTGATATTAATGTTCTGGGATCTATTAACCGACAGGCCGGCGAGCTGGTTGAGTTCTTTGATTGCTGATACAGCTGCATTAAAGTGCCCGTTAGCAAATGCAGTCTCGGTGATCTTCCACAGCATTGTGCCGGTCTTCTGCGGAGTGATTGCATACTTCTCTGCCAGCTCATCCTGGCGGATGCGCACTGCCCTGGTCACCTTGGGGAAGTTCTTGCCGTTGAGCATCTTGCTCGCTGAGTTAGCTGGAAACTCAAACCCGGACTTGCGAGCTGCTTCAGTCTGGCTGCACGCACCTTCGGTGTAGTGCCAAACAAAGCTAGCTTGCATTGCAGTTAGCCCATGCTCCTCATCCTTCTCAAAGGTATCAGGAACCGACACGAGCATTGGCTTTTCTTTCTTAGGTCTGCTCACTATGTTCCGGCATTCTTCATAAATTGTTTAAACACTTGTCTACCTTCTTCCTTGGTATATAACCTTTCGTTATAATCTGATCTTTCTTCACAGTTCATGTTATACCATCTCGCAAAGTTAGTCTCGTAGCTCTGGCTGCGATCATAAACAAACCTATCTTCTCCCATCTTCTCCTCCACAGGGGGTAGTGTACATATCCCCAACTTAGTACGGTATTGCGCCCCTATAACCGGTGTTTTTATGTGTTGGGCCCCTTATATAATATTTCTTATATATAAGGGTTATACCCTGTATATAGTAAGGAACCCAGTAAACATAAGGGTTTGAGCACAGGTAACAGCCAAGTGTTAGGTAACAGTGAATCACAGCACGACTGCACAAATGTATGTTCCCAGCTTTTTGCCCAGTGCTGGCACAAACCATTCCGCCCTAAAAACAGGGTCGCATTTTCATCCTCTGCCACTATAACCTCCGTCAATTCACCCCTGTCCAACAGCCAGAGCTGGCACAAATCAGCTCGGTTTCTTGCCGTGTCTTCGCCACAATGTGTGGTCCATCAAGTCCACATGGTGAGGTGTTCATCGGGCCGTTAGTCTCCGCAGAAACAAGGTATTGTTTCATCGTCAAAACCAAACAGGCTCCTCTGATCTGATGCTATTACTTTCATTTCTGTATAACTGGGTTGATCTTTTCTGAAATATGCCTCCTTTCCAACCGCCTTACTCAAGGACTGCTCCTGCTCGCTCCACCAGTCGGCGAGGTCTGGTCTTGCCTCGATGATGCTCATCTTCTTACTCATTCCTTTCAAAAAACACAGATCGCAGTTGCCCCAATCTGTGATACCGTTGTTGTTGGGCAGTTGCAGATCGAAGTTTTGATTGATCCAGAACTCATGGATATCCTCTTTCGTGATGCCATCAAGCCATAGCGGCAGGTGTCGTTCCTGAAAATCTGCGACAGCGTCATGCATCTTGGTTGCTCGACGTTGTTCGTCGCCTCTGATGCCGATAAAGCACACATAGGGGTTCGGAAACCCTCGTTCCTCGCACAGAAACTGTCCAATTGCTTTGATCTTCAGCTCCTGCGTACAAAATCGTGCGATTGGATTCGGCGCATATCGTCTTGCCTTGATCAGTTCAGCAAAGGGTTTACCGTTTCTCGACGCTGTATCGTGATCGACAACCCGTGTTCTGTACAGATATTTGGGTTTATCCTCTGTGTTTTTTTGAATCTCTCTTTCAAGCCAGACAATATCCACATCCCAGTTATCAGCACACGCTTGCACAAAGTCGAGGGTTTCGGGCATCTCCTTGCCTGTGTTCGCAAAGGTAACAACCGCCTCATCGGGCAACCGGCCATCGTGCGCCTCTAAGCATTTATAAAGCATGAACGCGGAAGTTCGCCCACCGCTGAAACTAATTGCGGTTGGCTCACTAATACGGTAAGGATTCATTAACTACCCCTCAATTATTCTATCTCGCCCATCACCTCTGGTCCATCAACCTGTTAGCCAGCAGCCCGAAGCTTATCCACAGCATAATCGGCACGATTGCTATAACGATTGTTATAACGATTGCTATAACGCCCGCGACAAGACTCACTGCTGCCGACAGGTATCCCAGTGATGTGATGGCTATGTCAAGCATCCCAGCTTTTGTAATTGTCTGAGCTGCCGCCAAAGTCTTCGCTCGGCGTGTCGTAATCCAGGTCATATAATTTCTTGCCATTACTTCTCCTTGGTTCAATACCATTGTCACTCAGCACTCTGTTTGCATCTTTAAAGTCGGGCACGCGTGGGTTGGCAATCCCTAAGTCGCGCAGTAGTTTAGTCATCTGCACTGGTTCGGTGGTCATACTATCAAACCTAACGTGCTCCAAGATGAGGTCCTCGACGCTTGATTGTGTGCGGTAGCTCTCATTCGATTCATCCAGCATCTTCCGCTCATCGGGCGTGAGAAACCAATTCTTCTGACCAGACACATACAGCGTTTCTTTAACCTCGGCCCAGAGCTGCTGCATATCGATGCCATGGTTGAAGTTAATCCGTTTCACTGGTATCACCCAGAACCTTCGGTTGCCAGTGGTATCGATTAAGAACTCACGTTCATTGACGCTTGCATAGAACGCTGTGCGTCTTTGATAAGTGGTAAATGCTCTGTCATAGGGTAGGCGCAATTCATCTACTTTTTTAGTTACGAATTGTTTTAGTTGGTCTATATCGGCACGCTTAAAGGTCGAGCCCAGCTCACCTAATTCAACCAGCCAGTGGCTGACCGCTTGCTTCACGCTATCCTTATCGGTTGGGTTGAGCATGGCACCTTCGAGTAACCAGCCATCGTCGTAGTTGGCGAGCCGTTTAAACCACAGCGTTTTACCTAATCCCTGTGCGCCCTGAAACACCAGGATGCCTTCAAGCGCTACACCGTGCTCCTCACAAGCTGCCGCACAACAGCTTATCAGCCACTTCTTCATTAGCATCTCTTTGAGCTTCTCATTCTCTGGGCTACCTATGGTGTCCAGAAATTCTTGCAGCCGGCTTTTGCCGTCCCACCTTCTTGACTCCATCCACTGCATAACCGGATTCCACTCGGTTGCTAACACCTTTAGGTAATCCCTTACCCTGGTATGCGGGATGCCCATGTTGATAGCGCGATCCTCGATCTCGACCAGCGCTGCCTCTTCTTTCATATCAGCGATAAATTTGGTGTTAGGTACATCAATCTCCATGCGTTTTTTTATGACGTTATAGACCACCTGGATACCATTGACCGTGAGCACGCCCTGCACATTATCTTTATTGTTGAGATATCTGCCGGTGCTGCCACGCACAAAATCATAATCAACGGGCACGTTTATAGATCTAAGGGTTGGGAGCACTTCGCCTTTCAGTGCCTCTGTTTGGTTTTTATGATCGTTGTAATCACCCTTGGACTCAGGCATGAACACGTCCGCCTGACCTTTTAATTTACGAATAGCCCGGCACGCTTTGACGGCTTCCCTTTCTCCTGTGTTTGATTCTGGGTCGTTGTCGGCAATAAAAACAAACTTACGGTCATTCAGAAATTCAAAGACAACCTCGGCGACCGGCGTTAGGTTGTAGGCATCGAATGCCACGATCACGGGTTGACTGAAATCCTGGTGGTAGCTTGCAGCGGTCGCGTAACCCTCCGCAAAATTAATGGTGCGACTGCTCTTCAATACCTCTTTGCCCAGGATGAAAAAGCTTCCAGTTTTTTTAGAACCGGTAAGGAATTTCTTGGAGCCATCGGGGCTGATGTACTGTATGCCAACGATCGTCATCTGTGCGTCATACATCGGCAGCATCAGAATGCCCTGGTCATTAACTCTGAGGCCGCCGTAGCTAAGGACCTTTTTCTTTTCCAGATAAGGATGACGTTCACACGGTTGTGCTTGGTCCCACAACGACTGTGCGCGCTTGGCCGCTTTGTTGTAATTCTCTGCCTTTTTCACCTCTGCCTTTTTTTGTAATTCTTTAATTTCCCTGCGGTGCTCGTCCGTCATCTTGAACTGTTTTTGGTTTTCTGGTTTCCAGGTTGATGTCGGTTCAGTAGCAGATACTCTGTAGTCACCAATACGACCAAAGGGTACGCTTTGGTCCAGCCACAGCTGATACCAGCCAACCAATTTACGGGTGTTGCCAACATTAATATAAGCACGCCCAATGCCGCCACCGGTTACCAAACCTTTCTTTGGGTCTGGTTCCAGGGAGTTGTCTGCAAGGAACCTAGTGAAATCAGCCGCATAGTCAGCACTCAATGGTCTGTCAAAGTTTTTCGGTGCGGGGCGTCTAATCTTTAACGACACAGGTTTTGCTTTTTATTGTAAGATAGTGCAAAATAGTATACACAACTATAGAGATAACTCAACCCGTTGGAGTGCAAATTATGAGCTTAACTATTTCAAATACTGGTGGCGTATATGAGAACCTAGAGCCTGGGCGATATCAAGCTACGTGTTACAAACTTATTGATGCTGGCACCAGAGAGGAGTCTTATCAAGAGGGTCCGCTAAGGAAACGGCATGTCGTTTATATTTATTGGGAGGTGACTGCCAAGCAAGAAGTTGACGATGCTGAAGAGCACTGGGAACCAATCACAATGAGCGACGGTAGATTGTTTTCGGCGTCAAAAAAATACACGGCATCTCTTAACGAGAATGCTGCATTATTTAAGGATCTAAAATCATGGCGAGGCAAGCCATTCAGCGAACAAGACCTGAGCGGCTTTGAGTTGCCCAAGGTGCTAGGCGTAACCGCTGAGCTTGAAATGATCAAGCAAAATAAAGACTCGGACAGGGTTAAGGTTGAGGGTGTTTACAAACCGGAGGGTGGGATGAAAAAGTTTGCCACCCAGAATGACATTGTGCAGTTTGACATTGATGTTTACTGTCAAGAGTGGGCTGGCGAAAGCTGTGCAGAATCGAAAGAGATGTGCGACATCGTTGAGGATATGCCACCCTGGATGGCAGAAATGAT